ATCTACGTTGTAAAAGATCCAGCAAATCCTGAAAACGAAGGTAAGACATTCTTATACAAGTATGGTAAGAAGATCTTTGATAAACTCACAGCAGCAATGCAACCTGAGTTTGAGGATGAGGAAGCAATCGATCCATTCGATTTCTGGCAAGGTGCTAACTTCAAGTTGAAGGCAAAGAACGTTGCTGGTTATCGTAACTATGACTCTTCAGAGTTCGCTGCCACTAGTGCTTTACTAGATGATGACGATGCGATGGAAGCAGTCTGGAAGAAGGAGCATTCCTTAGCAGAATTAGTTGCTAATGATCAGTTCAAGACTTATGATGAACTTAAGACTCGTTTGAGTAATGTTCTTGGTAATAAGCAAGTTCGTAACGATGCTGAAACTGTAGAGCAAGAGTTTGAAGATGTGAGAGCATCTGCTCCTGTTGCTGAGACAGTAGAATCTGTATCTAAAGCATCTACTTCAGATGATGACGATGACGCATTATCATACTTTGCTAAATTAGCAGAATCGTGATATAATAAAAGAGTTCATAATAGAACTCCTAACTTGTTTACAATTTCTAAGACTCACCTTCGGGTGGGTCTTTTTTTATTCTATAATACGAGTATTTTCAGTTCCTATTAGTTTTGGATTTATATATTGTGTATTTCTATCATATCTCATAACTCTTCTAAAGTCATTTAAGAACATTTGTAAATATCCTTCCTTTAAAACTTTTATTTTTCTTTTCTCTTCATTTAACTTAACTTCATGAATATAGTTAGAAACTCCAATTGCTATATCAGATACATCTAATTCGACTTTATCTATAGAGGTTATACTACCATTATATCTTACTACACTCCAAGTACCACCATTTAATTTTGTGTCTGGACCATCAATTTTGAATTGAGAGTCAACATTTAAACCAGCAGGTAAGACAGTTCTTCCTTTATCATCTTTTACTTCAAGAGTTTCATAGTGATGTAAAGCGTTTAAACCAGTAAGACCCCATTTATTTTCAGAATATTCATATAGCTATTGATTTGTTAATGGCCATTGTTCTTTTATGTTTGTTATTTCTGCTATTATAATCACAACATAATCTAATTCTGGATCTCCATATAATTTTTCTGCTACGATATCAGGTCTGTCATTATCATCAATGATAAATTTGTTAAAGACAGTAACATTATTTCTCAACCAATCAAGAGTTTTAGCACTTCTAAAAAGGTTCTTTGCTAAGATATACTCATTAGAAGAAATTCTATTGCTTAACGGTGTTTGATAAGTAACGTTTGGTAACTCTCTAAAAAATCCCATTAGTATCCTACTCCTGGTCCTGCTTCTGATTCATCATAATCTTCTTGATAAATTGGATTGATTTCTTTAAATACCATTCTTAGTTTAACTTGAACTGGTGTTCCATCATTATAAGTTGAATAAACTCCTGCTCCTGTATAGTTTGTAGTTAATTGTGTCAAAGCACATGGTTTAAATGCGTTTAGATACGGATGATCTTTACCCTGATGTAGATATCTAAGTAAGAAGATATCAGGAGCACCAAGGAACATTTTTCCACCTTCAGATCCTTTTTGTCTAGCTGACATTGACTTTTTAAAACTTCTTATAATATCTTTGACCACCATTGCCTCTTCTGGACTTCTTGGTGTGAATGTCATATCAAATGGGAAAGTTCTCAAAGCAACTCCTTCAAATAACAATTCAGTATTTGAGTTTAGCACCTGACCAGTTGATCTTGATAAAACAGATCTGGCACTTACATTTGATCCTAAAGCATTTAATGCTAATCCAGATACAGATGCTGTAAACGCATTTCTTAGATCTGGATTTAAACCAGGAATATTAAGATTACCTGTCATTGCCTTCATAACTGCTGCTTGTGTTTCAGCACCACCTTCAGACCCAACAACAGCAGCACCAACTCCTAATCCTGCCATCTCAAAGAAATTCATTGTATCAGCACCCCATTGGCAAGCACTTGTATCATTTACGTTTGCTGGTATTGGTAGATGAACATAATATTTTATTGCTTCTTTAAATTGAGAATCGCTGGCAAATCCACCTTTTAAGCGATCTGTCATGCTTTCATTTGAAATTTTTACATTAGATTTACCTATTGCTTTTTTACCTTCAGCACTAGTATCTCCTAGATCGGTAAGACTTCCATCCGCATTTTCTATTCTAACTCCTAATCCTGCTCCAGACTTTGGTGGAACATACTCAATTGCTTTTATTAATAGGGTATCTTCACTATCTCTAGTATCTCTTCCTAATGGATAGGCAAAAACACTCCCCTTTCCTTTTGATAGTGAATGATTATTATTACCAGTACCACTTTTATTATCGATATTTATTGGCTTCTTATTATCACCTTTTGTGTTGGTTTGTTCTGTCTGAACAAACTCAACTTTACCAGATTTATTTTTAACTATTTTTAATTCGCCTGATCTAAGACCATCAAGATTTTTAGCAGTATATGGACCTTTACCTGGTCTGTCAAATAATTGACCTAACATTTATCGACCTTATTTTCGTTGTATCAACTATTTAGCCTAAATCTGGCAAAAGGAATAGTTCTTAATGATCTTAATTCTAGATCACTTACATTATATAATCCACCTGCTACTTCATTCCATGTATAATTTCTAACTTCACCCCAATGATAGTTTAATCCTCGAAAACCCCATTCAAATACAGCAATTACAGCAACTAATGGATGTTGATCATATTGAATGAGTGGTGTTTTTGGATTATAAATGAATACGTAATAGTTTCCTACTTGAGGAACCTTACTACCTTCAGTTAATACATCTAATATATCTAATGCCAAATCTTCTGGATCTTCTGTTCCTATAAGATCTCTTAATATAGGAGCAAGTCTATTTCCTTCTCTTACATCAATTTGATATTTTACATCTTCATAAGAATCACCACCAGTTCTTCTTTTAGCTCTTCTTGCCATTATTTAATTCCCAGCTCTTTTTCGGTAATCACTTTGAACTCTAATTGTCTATCAGCACACCATTCTCTTGCTTCTTTCCATTTTGCTTGATTTTTAGCATATTCAAATGCTTCACGAATATAACCTGGAGTTTGACGTTTTGGTTTTTTAGGTGGACTGCATTGTTTTAGTGGTTTTACTTCAATAACATATCTTTTGATTTTTCCATCATTTTGCCTTTGCTTCATATAAAAATCTGGAAAATATCTGTGTGGTTTTCCATCAGGACCACGATAAGGTATAATAATTTCTTCACTTGACCATTCTAGAACATTAGCATTTTGATCACACCAATTCATAAATTTACGTTCCCATAATGATCTGAAAGTTATACTTGTAGGATCACCTTTATACTTTCGTGGGTGAGATGGTTGATATTTTCCTTTGTAAGCCATCTAAATAGATATGATATAATAAAACTATTTAGAGTGCCAGCTCCATTTCCAAAGAAAATATCGCAGATATTACCGACCTTTCAAAATGTCGCACAAACATCCAATTATTTGGTTAGATTTGCTATACCAAATGGTGGTGCATATCCATTAACAACTCATTTGAGATCTAAGGGTATTGATGATAGATTTGATTTATCCGATATTGGACTGTTATGTAGTGGTGCTTCTATACCAGGAAGTTCTTATGCTACTGTTGATGTTAGAGGAGAATATCAGGGTGTTATTGAAAAGATGGCACATACCAGACAATTCACTCAAATTGATCTAGAATTTTATGTTGATAATAGGTATAAATCTCTTAGATTTTTAGAGCATTGGATGGAGTATATTAGTGGATCTAGTGGTCAAAGACCTCAAGAGAATGCTTATCATTTTAGAATGAGGTATCCTGATTATTATAAGTCAAATGAAACTAGAATTATAAAATTTGAGAAGAATCATAGACAGTTTTTAGAGTATAAATTTATTGGATTATTCCCATTAGCATTAAATTCTACAAGAGTTCAATATCAGAATTCAAATGTGTTAAAGGCAACTTGTTCTTTCCATTATGATAGATATATTTCTGGAGAAACGACGACATTATCTCAAAAGCAAGGTAGAGATTTAAATTTTGGACCAGATGAGAGTAATATGTATAATTTTAGACCATATGATAATATGGCTGATATTTTAAACCCTTTACGTGAAGGAATGGGTGTTCAATATGGTTGGCCAACTAACGTTTCTAAGTCTACAACAAATAATAGTGCTACTACTGGTGTAAATAATAGTAATGCTAAAGACGGTAATTCTGGTGCAGTAAATTTATAAGTTAAAAGAACTGGTCTAAATAATTTTACTGAATTGAGCATATTATGCCTTTACCACAAATTTCGACACCTACTTATGAGTTGGTTATACCTTCATCTAAGAAAAAAGTAAAATTCAGACCTTTCTTAGTAAAGGAAGAGAAGATTTTAATTCTTGCAATGGAAAGTGAAGATCCAAAACAAATAGCAAATGCTGTTAAGGATGTTATTGGATCTTGTATACTCTCAAAGGGTATACGAGTAGATAAATTATCTACATTTGATATTGAATATATTTTCCTTAATATACGAGGAAAATCTGTTGGTGAAGATATTGAGATTATGGTTACTTGT